TAATAACAAGCGCGCAACAGGTTCGCAACCTGCGACGAACACCACCCCTACGAGGGGGGTTCGTCACGCCCGCAACGCTAATCGCGTCCCCGCTAACGCGGGAGCCCAACAGCAGCCCGCCCCCCAGGGCCCGGCTGTGCAGGTGGCCCCGGTTGTACCAGCCCCTGCCAATGAACCAATCAATCAAACCACTACCACCACCACTACGACCAACCAATCCCAAAGAAGCAATCCCGCCCCCAATCTTAGCGCCTTACAGATTTCACGAAACTATCTTCCAACCGCCCCCAAAGATTCTCCTGCTTGGAAGACTCTCACCGATCTTGGTTTCAGTAACATTCGCGAAGGTGGAGATGACTTGAATCCTCATGCTGCTAGTGCAGAGATCCGTGATATTGCTACTGTCAGAGCACTGGCCCGCCTCTATGATGCCGGTGCCCGACATGTTTTAGATGTCTATGGTTCTCCTCGCACCCTTTCAGCAGCGGCTTTCCTCAATCGCAAGTTGTCTCAGCCCCTCAAAGTCTCGCTTTATAGACCAATAATTACCAGCAAGGATGTGTCGCGGTTCCCTTTAGATCCAAAGTCTGTAGTTGGGGAGAATTCCCCCCTCCCAGATGACATCGACGGTTTTCTCTTCGTCGATGTCTATACTCACACCTTGAGAGGGGAAATTTCCCTACTTGCCAAGGATCTCATCCGCAACTATCCTAACCGCATGGCCTCGTCCTTGGTCATGTGGGTAGGTCGCTGTTTTTACGGCGACGCAGGCCTCTGTCAGGAGGCTGTTTGGTATCGAGACTATGAAGAAAATGGTCTCCCTTTAATCTATTTCAGCCAAGATGCCCAAACGCGAGAGTCTTATGTCCACCCAGCATGTGACTGGTTATGGAATTCAACTGCCTGGCCCACGATATCGATAGATGCTACCCCTGTCCATCTTTCTTGGAACATCGTCGACGTCTTGGGCAAAGACAGAACTAGTCTTCATATAATCTCTTTTTCATGCACCTCTTATCCTCCTGTGGCTCCTCGGCCCCTTCGTTTCGAGGAAAATCTTCTGACTCTTGAAGCTCCTAAAGTCAGCAGTATTCCCATCATAGGAGGACTAATCACATCTGTACAGAGTGCCTGCTACAATTCATTCAGTAAATACCTTAGTCCTGCCCTTAGAGTGAAGTTGGCACCTCAAGTGCCCACCGTTCTTTACAAACCGTTTGTCCAAGAAATGGTCAACAAGTACGCTTCCGTCAAAATACGTTCTTACAACGTCGGAAGAATCCATGCTGACCTTTGTGCTCTTTTGAACACTCCTCGGTATAAAGACCTGCAAGAACGGATGCCTATAGCTTTTCCAAGCGACACTTTTCAGGCGTCCATGGCCATTCTCCACCATCGTTTGGAGGAAAAGACCGCTAATGCTTTGGCATGGCGTGAGTCTTCTGGCCATGTGGCAGCGACCTATAATGAAGTGACTGGACAAGCTATGGGCGAAGCACCCCCCGTTGCTTCGTCCACATCACTTCCTTCCTGGATGGTAATAGCCGGAGCTGGGTGTCTTTTTGCCGCCTATATGTATTTTAAACCAAAACCCCGGGTGGCCCTAGCTTCGATCTATAGTTCAGAAGTTTTGATGTTTCCCCTCGTGATTTCTCCAATCTTCGAGGAAGCAGCAAAACGAGTTCTGGATTGCTTCTCAGTCGGCTTTTTGGGATATCAGATGAAACTTGGAGCCCTATTTGGACCTCTAGAATGGTTAGCCAAGATAGCTCTCGCCGACGAATACGGTTTTTCAAAATCAGTGGTTGCCATGCGAGCCTTTCCCGCTATGGTGCTCCACGAGAAGCTTCGACATATACCGTGGTGGAAAGCGGTAATACTTCATTCTGTTTTTAACGCAATCATGTTGTTTGCATATCGTCCTCTTCTTGAAATGATAGACCCAAAATTACCAGGACCTTTTTTACCATTTGAATCAGCTGCGTGTTTTCCCCGATGGAAAAATTTGTGCTACCTAGCGCCTTGGCCTGAAAGGGCTTATGAGGTGGTAAGCTCAACATCCATCGAGCAGTTTGAGAGCCGAGACTCTGCTTTTCCAACGAGTATTGAAGTCTTCGCTCCGAAACCGGAACCTGACACACATCTGATTTGCTCTGGTGTCCCTCCCTTTAGATCTGAGAGGAACCAGACTTATTTCTATCAATTCTTGCCCACCCAAATTCCTGGATATGTTCCTGCTTGTACAGATGCCAATTTAATGGCCGCGGTTGAATACAGGATTTTGGCAGCTCCCCCCTTGTCCCCAGAGTTGCAAGAAGATGCTTGGAAACGAGCTTTCAAGAAAATTCCTCTCTCCCAATGGCCTCGAATCAGTTGGGAAGAGGAGAAGAACACATGGTTAGACCATTTCGAGCCCGCTAAAAGAAAGAAGTATGCCGCTTTGTTGTCTCAACTTAATCGTAACAGCTGGCACGCGTATGCCCATAAGACCCTCCAGACTCCCGTTTTCATGAAATCTAATGAAATGTTGTTTCGCATAGAGAACGGGTTTTTTCAACTCAAACCGCGTGTCATTATTAATGTTGCTCCCGAAGTGCAAACTTTAGTGGGGCCGAGCATTTGGAGGGCGCAGCAAAATCTAAAGAGAGAGTGGCCTATGGAACCTCTATTTCGTGATAGAGGTTTTACCAACGTCAGCTTTTCCTATGCAGGCGCCGCTACCGATGTGGACCTTAGTCGGTGGATGGAGCTTGTTGAAGCTAACGTTGGAGATTTTGCTGCTATTGTCGTTAGTGGAGATGATTCATTGGTGTACATCTCCCTGAACGGTGAGCGCTATTGTTTCGAAGGCGACGCCAGTATGTATGACCAATCACAGTCTGTGGGTCCTTTAACCGTGGGGTGGAGGGCCTACAAGAGGCTTGGTGTCGACTCCGAAACCATTAAACTTCTCAGAGCTTTGGCTTATAATAAGTATGTCGTGGAAGGCCGGGATCGTTCTAATCTTCCCACCTTTTACACGATAGACAAGCGTCGCAGACCTATGAGGGATACAGGTGGCGCTGACACTAGTTTAGGGAACAGTGTTTTAATGGCCTTGGCCTGGTACCATGTTTTACGCTCTACTCGCTCTGTACAGTATGCTGAAACCAGCGTGCTGGAGGAATTTTCCAAACTGGGTTTTAAGATGAAGCTCAAGAGATTGCCTAGTACTCAAGCTACTTTCCTGAAAGGGATGTGGTATCACACCACCTCTGGACTCTTCTGGGGTCCATTGCCTTCCAGATTTTTGAAAATGGGCAAGACCTTGAAAGATCCGCGTATCATCTATAAAACAAAAGACCTCAATCTAGCCGCCCAGCTTTTCCTCAACGACATAGCTCTCTGTTACGATGTTTTCCTCGCCGTCCCAATTATCCGTCAGTTTTGCAAGAACTTTAAACGAGGAATTATGGTCGTGAATTATATTGAGACACATCAAATCCAAGCCGCCTCAAAACCCAAACCTTGCCTGAGTCCTGAAGCTTTTGAACAGTTGGAAATACGCTATGGGATCACCCAGAAAGAGTTTGAGTCTTTTGAAGCAATTCTGCCTTCTAGTCCTTTTTGGTTCATTCAGTCACCCATTTTTGACAAAATGGCTGCTGTTGATTGTTAAATTCTAACGCATTTACTCGGCCCTAGCCTTTATAGTGGAGGTAACTAGGGAGGGGTTTGTATGAACCCAGCGAAGGGTGCTCCTTCGTAAACTTTATGTCTACTCCAAATCAAAATCCCCCAAAGCCCAAAGCTAAGCGTTCTAGGAAGAAGAAGAACGCCAAGACCTCAGCTGTGATGCCGCAACATGCCAATATCCCTGCTCCGGTAGCTAAAGGTAGGCGGTCCAAGAATCCCAGACCACGTACAATTCAGCGGAAGGATGGCGTCACTGTCATCCATCGGGAGTTTATAGCTTCCATCCCTGGGTCCGTCAATTTTAGTGCTATCCCCTTCAGCATTAATCCTGGACTGCCAACCATGTTCCCCTGGTTGAGCCAAATGGCTCCCAACTACCAGAGCTACAAGGCCAAGCGAATGTCCTTCGAATACATCCCAACCTGCGCGACCACCCAAACTGGAAGTGTCTATCTCGGAGTTGAGTACAACGCCTCCGACCCCGTACCTACCAGCAAACAACAACTCGCATCTTGGGACGAGACTTCTTACGGTTCTCCCTGGGTGGCTAATACCCACCACTGCAAGCCCAATAACTTGCATAAGCGGTCCTCGTATTTCGTTCGCAACGGCCCTGTGGAAGCAGGCCAAGATATCAAGCTCTATGATATCGGCTACCTTGTGGTTGCAACCCAGGGTAACACTTCAACTGCAGAGGTTGGAGAAGTTTGGATCAGCTACGAAGTAGATTTGATCACTCCCCAACTTAACAATGTCGGCCTCGGAAATTCTCTGAGTGGCCACTTCTCAACCACTGCTTTGAGTGTCGCTCCCACTGTTGTCGGAAACGCCCCTTTGGTTCCGACTGTTGTCGGCTCCGTTCTAACCCTCCGTGCCATTCGTCCCTACCAAGCTCTTCTCGCCATGTCCTACAACAACACTGGCGTCATAGGCGTCGGAGGTACAGCTCAAACAACTGTCCTTGCCCAAAATGTTGGCGGTGCTGACCCTGATATTGTCCTCATCAGCGTCAATTTCCGTGAAACTGGGGAAACTCAGACCTTCACGGCTACTGGCACCGTCGACACCATAGATCTCCGTTATGGTCAATATAAGACTTCCTTAGCGTAGACTCCAAAAGAAGCACCCAC